CCGAACATGGAAGCGAACTGCGCATTAAGCCGGGCTTCCGGGTCACAAAATAAAATTTCACCGTTCGCCCTCTGGACATTCCCAGCAATCTCACAAAGCAAAACTGTCTTACCACAGCCAGCAGGACCAAATATTTCGACTAATATACCGGCAGGTAAACCGCCACCACGAACACGACTGCCACTAATGGCAAGATCCAATAAAGTAGAGCCTGTAGATATCATCACTTCCGTATTTCCATCATACTGTTTTTGCTCTGTAGGAACATAATCAGCCTTTGTTCGGGCGGCTACTTGTGCGGGTAATGGAACTGAGGCTCCTCGTTTCATTTATGCTCCTTTAAATGTTTGATTTTAAATGTTGCCATGTTCACCACCGTATTTATATCTACAAGGCACACTCTACGGTATTTAAGATGTTCTCGAACATCTTTTAAGAAACTGTTCAGCTTTGCAGTCCTTGTTTTTTCATTCAGTGGTATTTGTTTTTCCGTCCAAGCAATGTAGATGTTATGCGCAATTGATTCTTTCAAACCGGCAACACTTTTTTGTTCCGTTATAAAAGAATCAATTAAAGCACGAACAATATCTGCTCTGGACACATCAAGAAAAGCGCAAACAAGCCCCAAGTGGTAGGACTGGTCAGGGGGTATTTCGCCCCCGACCATAATGTTTGCGCCAGAATTAGTATCTGGCATTCCTACTCCTATTTTCCTTCTTTAGCGTCAATACATTTATCCCACAACGCACATGCAGCACAGCAGTCATACACGTCGACATCTACACCGAACTGTAATCCCTGATCTGCAAAAGGGCATACCAATTTAGCGGCAGGAGCTTTCTTAACCGGAAGCGGAACTTTCTTAACTGCGACCGGTTTTACTGCTGGTTTTTTGGCTACTGGAGCTGGGGGTGTTACGTCAACCTCCTCATCGTCATCAACCGGAACTTCGTCCTCCATAATTGCATCGGCTTCAACCCCCAAAGCTTTTAACTCCTCTGCCTCAGCTAATTTACCCTGATTTACACCAGTACCACGACAAGGCGCACATCTGCCACCTTTAGTGGACAGGCCCGTTCCGGCGCAAGCGACACAGTAAAACTCTTCATCAACTTCCAATGCTTGCACTGTTAAGACCGGCTCAACCTCTTCCGGTTCAGGTTTTTTGACCACCGGAGCAACCGCCTTTTTTGCTCTTGTCTGCGGAGTAAACGACGCTACAACTTCTTCCACAATAGCATCTTCTTCTGAATCAACGTCTACACCGTCTTCATCAAAGAACAAAGCGGATAATTCCTTATTGGGAAGGACGTTAAGCACGTCATCCAGCTTAATCAACTTCTCAACAATAGCATCCTCAATCGGGGCCTCCCTTTCTTCAAAGTCAATGCGGCTTGTAGAAGCGAACTTGTTTTTCTGAAACACTTCTTCCGAAAACCGGATTGCCAATGTGTAACCATCATCCGGATCCGGAAAACAGCCGCACTCAGGTTTTTCGTTTATTTCCTCATCCAGCTTCTTTTGGAAGCAAGCATTACTGATATACCAAGTGTGCAACTTTTCTTCGAAGTTCTGGTTCCCACGAGGAACCACTGCATATAACACACGCTTAGATGGGCGCAGGGAATCAATTTCACTTTGCGGTGCGCCATCAGCAATCCGCTGTTGCCGGTAATCACAAATGGGGCATGGAAGATGGAATGTCTTCGGGCACACTACAGCATCTTTCATCGGGCCGATATTCCGGTGGATCTTAAATGGAAGCTTATACCAGTAAGTTCCCTTCATGGCGGTTCCCCGAGCTTCGTTCCTGTCTGGATGCCTTGTGGCAGTAACTTCGTACGGTAAGAAGTCCAGTAACTCTTTACTCCCCGGAGTCTCCTTAAACAAGTTTACACCATGTGGCAACTTCAAATATCCAAACATGACGGAACCGGAAGCACGTTCCACGACATTTTCGTGTACCGTTTCTGCGAAATTCATCGAAAACCTTTTTGCCCCTTTGTTTTTACCCATCAATTTTGCCATCTTTACTCCTTTGTTCTTTTAATGCCTCAATGGTCACATACCAACCAACGGCTATCCATTTTGTGACCCAAAATAAATACAATGGTACTCCGAAGGCGAGTACCAAACTCAACACTACATTTTCATAAGTCATTTACTGCCCCTCCTCAAGCGGGGAGTAGCAACGGTTACGGCGCTATTTGCGTCCCGGCTTTTCTTCTCGGCGTATGCCGCACGCTCTGCCTGTAAATCTCGTGGGATTGCCGGGCCAGCAAAATACTGTTGCCCGTGTAACTTAACGAGATTCTCTAAGGCCGTCTTGCGTGTCCAGCAGATCTCCGCTTTGGCAAGCTCCGCCATTTCCGCATTAAACTCAGCCTCGATAAGTTCCTGCTTCAACTGCTGATGTTCTTCATCAGCCCGGTAGCATGATTCTATGTCGGAAGCAGTTGGTTTACTCTTCCCAACGGTTCCTTCTGGATCCTCATTTACAGCCTTGATGAGAAGGCTTCTGTGTACCTTCGCCTTCTCGTGTATAAAGTTTGCCTTGCGGCGAGCTTCTGCGGCGGCGGCTCCGTACCGGTAAGCCAGTTCCGGTTGCTCCAGCCACTCGACATCCAAGTTGTTTTCATCAATTTTCAAATCCCTTGCATAGTTCAACATGATCACCTCTTATTAAGTAAATACCTTGTAATAACATATAATACCACGCAACACTAAGACAGGTACGAATATTTTTATTGCGGGGCACATTTCGCTGTAAAACAGCTTAATACCAGCCCGGAGAACCCTGTATTATAATAGTTCTCCGTAAAACACTCCATTACTGCGGCAGCCCGCATGTGCTCCTTTTGCAGTAAAATGGAAGTGCAATAACCGAGGATTGCCCTACGAATTCCTTCCGGGTCTTCTCCGTTTTCTTTTAACCCCTTTAAGACGTTTGCCACAGCCTTCCAAGGGCTTGCATCAATCATCTTACGGCAAAGCTGGATAACTTCCGCATCAACCTCTGCCGCTCGTTTTACATACTGCAACATCTTCTCCTGTGGAACATTTGCCACTTGTTCTAGTAACTGTATGGCATTACGAGGATGCCCCTGGGAGTCCTCAATAATCTGTTCCATTACCTCCTTTGGCAGTACAAAACCTTCCTTATTAGCGATGCCCCGAAGCAACTTTTTTAATTCCAGTTCTGGCAACTGCTTTACGGTAAAATGGATACAACGCCCTTTTATTGTCGAAATAAGTTTCTGCGGGTCTGTTGTAGCTAAAATAAAGTACGCAGACTTCGGTGGGTCTTCCAATAACTTCAACATGGCTTCCATCCCCGCCGCTGTCATGGCATGTACCTCATCAATCAACCAAACTCTTACCGGCCCTTCCAAGGGCTTAAACTGCGCCTGTTTTCGCATTTCACGAACCATATCAATCCCACGAAAATCCGCAGAATCAATTTCTCTGTAATCCCCACCAACGCAACCAAGCATTCCGGCAACAATACGAGCCAACGTGGTCTTCCCGCAACCGGTCGGGCCTGTAAACAGAAATGCGTGTGGCGGTGGTTCAGCACTGTCAAACAATGCCTTTAAGGACTCAATAGTTTCTTCGTTCCCTCGGACTGCTTCTAAGTCCTCTGGTCTATACTTTTGATAAAACATACTCTACCCCTTCCATTTTTTCATCTGTGACCAAGGAGCATCAACTTCTCCAAACTCAATGGCAATCTGTAATGGTACTATTAACCAGTCCCACTCCTTTAGTAGTGCCTCTGTGGTCACCCATTTTACTACTTCTATAACCTCTTGTAACTCATCCGGATGCACATCCATAATCAACGCATCGTGAATTTGTCCAATCAACCGGCTTCGCCACTTCCGTTCTTTTGCAATTTCATTTACCTTACAAAACGACCAAAGCAAACAATGGAATGCGGAACCCTGTACCGGAAAGTTAATCACCTGATTTTTTCTAAACACACCGGAACACCGGAAACCGGTAAGGGTATCAAAATATCCTTTCTTCTGGTAAGCATGAAGCCATTTATCTTTCCACTTCTGGTAAACTGCGAAGCGCACTCCCCAAAAATGTTTTTCAATCTTCTTCATGTGTTCCAAAAAGTCATTAAACCCATAAATTCCATTCTTTGCAAAATGCTCAGCTAACGTACTGCCATCCGGCATTTCCAACCCTTCCGTAGATTTCCAAAGTGGGTGTTGTGGCAACTTCGCCCACTGGCATAATCCAGCGGCGTTATTGCCATAGTAGTCACCATAAAACTGTGGGAAGATAAAACCATTTTTAGAAGCAGACCGAAGCGTATCGTGTGTAGGATCGTCCAAATTCAAATTCTTAATAAAGAAAATCTGTTTTGCTAAATCTCCGTGCATATCACTACTATTCGATGTAAGGTATTTCAACATGTTCGGGTCTTTGTGGTAACATGCGGCGATAACTACTTCCAATTTAGAAAAGTCAGCCTCGAGTAAAAGGTGGCCGGGCCGGGCAAACAAAATATCCCTCGTGGCCTTTTTTGCCTCTTTATTCCTTTTGGGAATGTTTTGGAAGTTTGGGCAGTCTGAACTACTGCGGTAAGTAACTACGATATGGAGATTATAAAATGGATGAATGTACCCATTCACTTGTTCTCGAAGGAATCCCTCAAGGTAGGTATCCCGAAGCTTTTTTAACTTCCGAACTTTTAGTAACTGTGCCACTTCCGGCTTGTCTATCTGCTCCATAGCCTCTTCCAATGCAGCTTCGTCCGTAGCACCTTTTCCGGAAGCAGTAACACGCATCTGCTTCGCCCCAAAATGTTCATACAAAATATAACCAAGTTGGTCATTAGCCGCAAAGTTCATCAATGCCCCATACTTAGCTCTCCAAGCCTTTACTAAATCTGTTGTCATTAGATTGTGCTCCAGCCTGTCTATTTGTCTGGTTAGATGT